AGGCGCTGTTTCATTCAAGTCAGTGCTATACGGTAAAGACGCTAACAAAGTATCTCTTAAATTGGAAGATAATGAGTTAACTAAAACTCGTCGTTTAACGATTATTTCGGCTTCTGACAACGTTAGAGAGGTTTATGATAACCTCGGACCTATCTTTAACGTGACTTACAAAGGTACTGAACCATCGGCGTTGGCAACGATTACAGACAAAACCTTAACGATTAAAGTTGGGGTTGCCAGTTCTGAAATTACAGTTATGGAATATACCTTATCAGGAAGCACATTTGATAAAGTATCAAGTATCATTACAGATATTAATGCTCATGCTGATTTCTCGGCTTCATTTATTCCTTATGGTTCAAAGAATATTGACTCGGCTTACCTTGACCCAATTATCGGCGGTGATTTAAAAGCTGACGGTGGATTTACTGCTACAGGTCTTGTTGGAGATTTAATCTTGAACACAGCTTACAGTCAATTGATTTCAGTTGGTGTAGCTAACGTAACTATCCCTCATGATTTGTTATCTGGTTCCGAGACTCCCTTACCAGAAATTGGAACTACAAAATTGAAGAACTTAGACTTAGACTTAGAAGTTAGTGGTCAAACAGCAGATTCAGTAACCTTAACGCAAGTTAAACAAGTTAAACAAGCTGACCAAGTATTAACTTTGGAAAACTTTGCAACAACTAACTTAGTTGGTGGTTCGAATGGATTTGTCCCTAATACATGGGCACCATTCTTCCATATCTTGGGTAATGATGACGCACCTCGTGCCTACTATGTGGTTACCTTAACACCTAACCAAGCTATCCATGCTGAATTATCAGCCTTTGTTAACGAACAATCAAATTCTGGTTATGCAATGCGTGGAATTGTCGGAGGTTCATTAGGCGAATCACTTGCTCAAACAATGGCTCGTCAAACATCTCTTTACAACCCTCGTATGGTCTTAGTTGGATTTGACGCTGAATTAACAATGACTGACGGACGTTCACAAGCTTTCCCTGCTTACATGGCAACTGCCTTAGTAGCCGGATTGGCTTCTGGACAACCAGTTGCAGAACCAATTACCTACAAACAACTCCGTATCACAAAACTCTTACGTGATTACGATTCTAACCAATTGAATCAATTACATGTAAGTGGTGTTATCGGGGCTGAAAAAGTTCGTAATATTGGTTCAACATCATTCCGTATTGTATCTGATGTAACAACGTACAACAACCCAGATGTACCTGTTAAGTCAGAATTGAGCTTAGGAGAAGAAACTGATTTCTTAGGTATGCAATTACGTGAACGCCTTGACAACTTATACATCGGTACTAAAGTTCAAGCAACTTCTGCCGACCGTATGAAAATGTCTGTTGCTTCATTCTTACTTGAAAAGGTAAATGACGCAACTATCGAAGGTTACACAACGGATGATATTTCAGTCGTAATCATTGGTGATAAAGCCGAGATTAGTTTTGTGGTTAACCCATCTCGTGGATTGAACCGTATTAACGCAAGTATCATTTACCGAACAACTACGATTGAAGCTTAATTAACTTAAATATATAAGGGAGTTGAAGACTAAATGGCAACAGAAGCAAAACAAACTGTCCATACTGGTAATACCGTCTATTTCATGATTGGTAAAACAGTAATCGGACGTGCCCAATCACTACAAGCTGAACGTTCATTCGGTACTACTGGTGTATACGAAATTGGTTCAATTATGCCAAAAGAACATGTATACTTGAAGTATGAAGGTTCCGTATCTGTATCACGTTTCCGTATGCGTAAAGAAAACCTTGTGTCATTGGGTTATGCTGCATTAGGTGAAGATGTCTTAAAACTTGACGTTATCGATATTGTTCTTCAAGATAACACCAATAAGAAAGTCGTTGAAGCTTACTTCGGTTGCTCAATTGATAGTTATAACACCGAGATTAGAACTGGTGAAATTGCTATTGAATCAAGTAAGTTCTTATACTTGAGCGCCGGCACAACCGTTTCAAAAAACTAGATAAACCAACTAAGAGGGGTAATTAAATTTACTCCTCTTTTTGTATGCTTAGAAAGTGAAATTAAAAGCCGTAACTTATGGTATACTAGAGTAGTAACTTATATTATCTAATAGAAACGAATACCCTAGGAGGAGACAAATTTATGTCAGAAGACAAGATTACAAGTATTGACAAGAACGGTGACGTTGTTGTTGACAAAAAGAAACTAAGAGAAGAAGCAGCTAATAAAACTTTAGACAAGGTTCTTCGTGGCGTGAACGATACCTTCACAAAACATTACAAATTTGAAGAGTTAGGCTTAGAGTTCGATATTAAAGTTCGCTACCCTAACAAACGAGATTCAGCTAAGATTAATTCAATGCGTGAAGATTTGTTAGATGGAACAGGAACTTACCAAAACTACATGACCCGTATGGTTTACCAAACTTTATGTATGTTAAGTGTTGTAGGGATAGATGTTCCAGATTACTTTGACCTAGACGGTTACGCTCGTGATGATGTCACCTATGAGATTGGAGAAGACATTAATGATTGGCTAAACTCTTTTCGAGGCTAGTATAGAAATATCTGGCGGTATGGGCGAACTTGTCCGTACGAGTTATGGGAAGAACCTTTTCCTAGTTATGAAAATGTTTAATGTCTTACCAAGCGAACAGCGTTGGAAAGACCTAGATGATGACCAACTATCATTCTTACTTCATAGTGTGATAGAAGAACGACAAGAAGCCGAACGTCATTCAAGAGGTGTTGAACTTGATGGTGAGGCAGTCTATGATGAAGACTTTGAGTGGGAAAGTGAAGACTTTAACCCATTACGTGATGATGATTCAGAGGAAGACATTTATAGTCAATTACAAGAATTAATGAGTGACGAAGATAAGAAATCTCAAAATATCCGTTTAGGAAATGCAACTGCTGAAAATGAACGAGTTGAAAGTGGCGAATTGACCTAACGTGATGAAGAGGTCTTAGAAGCTCGTCGTGTTGCCCGTGAAAATGCAGATGACCTAGCTAGAAGGGCAACTAAAACGGGGCAGACGTTAGATGAAATGAAGATTGGCGATAGTGAAGGAAACCCTGAATATTCTAATCAGATAGATAACGATGATATGCAAGATATTATCAGTAACTTTAATGCCCAAAATGCTGATGATGATGACGAGTTCGGAGAGGTCTAAAAGTACCCCGATAAGACGTGGAAAGAGGAAGTGACAACTTGGCAGAAAAGATAGGCTATGAACTAGATGTAGGGGTCGCCCAAGCGAGTCGAGACATTGATGTTATTCAGAACAAACTGGATAGACTAGGACGTACTGGCGCCCAAAATAACAATATTGTTAGTCAGAAACAACTTGTAAATGCAGGTAAAGATATTCGTGACGCCCAGATTAAGATTGATGGGCTTCATAAAAGTATGAACCAAATGTCATCCGTTAAAGGTCTTGACACGTCTGGTTTTCGGGAAGCTAATAGGGAAGTTAAAGAACTCGAACGAAGCCTTGCTAATGTAAAGAAGAGTATGGCAACAACTATGGCACCAATGAGTGTCAAGATGAACTCAAACTTTGATAATAATACTTATCGTCCAGGTGCTTCACCAGGTAAATATGACTTTTATCAATATGGCTCAAAACCTGGCGCTAACGAACGTCGAGAGGTTGCCAGTCAAAGCAACCAAGTTAAGACCCAAATCTCACGGGCACGCAAATATTCACGACAGGCGACAGAACATGGGCAGATGAATACTAAGGAATATGAATATTCCCAAAGTACCCAACGGAGCCTACAAAATTCTGTTAACCGGATTCCACAAAATCGTGAACAGATAGCTGACCTTCGTGCAACTGCTAAACAAAATGCAGCACGTATGTACGATATTAAACAACAGCCGGCAACTAAGAAAAGTACCGGTCAGTTTAATGCGATTGAGCGAGAGAATAAGCAAATTGCTTCCACGATTGCTAACTTAGAAAGTTTCGGTCAAACGTTAGAACAAGCTCGTTCAGCTTTAACTGAATTGAGTAGCGCTAGCAAACAGGTTAAAAAAGTAACTAGAATGACCGACGATAGTAGTTTAGGTGGAATGGTAAGTCGCCGTTCCGCTGCGATTGCTATGGGAACAACAGCTGCCGTTGGTGGTGCTGTTGTAAGCAAGTGGTCACAGGGTAATTCGATTAAAGACGCTGAACGTCCTGATAACGATTATATTGGACAACAAACAGGTAGTTACGATTCAGTTAGAAACAGAACGGACGCCGAGAAGTTAGGTCGAAGTGATGGAACTAGCCGTAAGGGTTCAGAAGTTTTAGCGTCTGAAAGTAGCTATATCAATTCGTATGGATATACCAGTAAGAATGATATGGAAGCTGGTTCAACTCGGATAGGTATGTTCGGTCGGGCACAAGGGGTGACCCAAGGTGCTTCAACTGAATTTGCCCAAACAGTTGGGTCAGTAACTTCCGGAGCTAACTCTGATTCGCTCAAAAACGTCCAACAAGCCTTCGCAGGAGCGCTTAAGTCTTCTGGTATGGTAGGGCAAGCTAAAGAGCAATTAAGTGCCTTAAATTCGATTGTAACGAGTGTGGGGTCTGGTCGAGACCTAACAACCGCTCAAACTGAATCCTATGCAGGCATTCAAGGTAGCATGGGTAAATCTGGTCTTAAGTCATTACAAGGAGACCAAGGTGCCCAAGTTCTAACAAGTATGGATTCTGGTATTAAGGATACATCAAATACCAAAATGCAAGACGCCTTAAGGCTCTATGACCCTAATAAATATAATAGTTCTGTTAAGGGTGTTAACGCAATCCTTGGGGAACAAAATAAAGGTGTCTTAGGAGCCGGTTTGGGGGCTGCCATGAATAAGGCAGACGCCCAAGGATTAGGTCGAGGACAAGGGCTAGACGATGTTAGACGTAAATCTGTTAATGATACGTTAGGTAGCGAAGTTTTCAAGAATAATGAATCCTTTAACTACATGCAAGATTTACAGAAGAATGGTCAAATCGGTAAAACTTTGTCTAAATCTCAACGTAAGGATTTGAAGGACTTAGGTAATTCAGATTCTGATATTAAGAAATTAGAGGGTCAACAGGGTTCTGATAGTGCTAAGAGTGATGACCTAGCAGCTGCTAACGAAAAGCTTGCAACTGGAACGGCTGATTTAACTAATTCCTTGAAGGGTACCCAAGCATTCTTAATCGGGTCAAATGTTGGAGTTGGGTTATTAACCACTGCGACTGAAACCTTGACAGCTGCTATGGCTGCAGTTGCTGCTTCCGGTGGATTAAATAACGTCCTACAAGAAGCGACTTCAACTTCTCCAGAAGGTAAAGGTGGGGGTAAAGGTAAGAAATATACTGCTACCAAAAATGCTAAAGGCGATAGTGGAAGTAGTAAAGCCCTTAAAGACAAAAAGGTTTCAATTAACCGTAGCGGTTCAAGTACCGGAAGTAAGATTAAGGCAACCGAAGATGGTTTCCAAAAGGCTGAAAAAGCAACCTATACCGTTGGTAAAAATGCAAGTAAATTCTCTAAGGCTAGTAAGTTTGCTTCTAAGATTCCCGGCGCAGGTAAGTTTGGTAAATTTGCTAATCTTGTTGGGAACACCGCAGTCGTTAGCCAAGGAATGGGTATGGCTAAAAATGCAACTACCGCAGTTAAGGGTTCTAAGTTTGCAAGCTCAGTC